ATTGTGTCATCCTACCAAGGGCGCAGTGTTCGAAGAGTCATTGCTCCCCCGTGGCGGGTATGCTTTTACCAACGAGCTCGATACCAATTTAACGGCCTATTCTGACGGCGAGCTGACGCGGTTGCATCACCTTAAAATCAGGGGCGCGACCTTCGACCCGCTGCACTTTCAGATGCTACCGACACCCATCTCAGGCATGACCGACAACCACGGGCGGGATATCTTCACCGTCTGCGCCCTGCATATAGACAAGCCCGAGGCGCTGCAGGAGAGCGCACAAGATGAGAAGATGAGACTGCTCGCAGCCGTACACCGAGGCCGCGGCGGCGCCTCAGTGAGCGATTTGGCTGCCTCCGTTGGCTTCTCAGGCAGCAAGGTCGGGCGCAAGCTACAAGAGCTCGAGGCGGAGAAGTTTGTGTGCAAGCCGGCAGGGAAACAGTCGAAGTATAAGACCACAAAGAAGGGCGCTGAACTGGTCGCAGATATGGCCTCAAATCCGGGCGCTACACCGTGGCAAAAATAGATAGCCATCCCACAACCATCCCACGCCTTTTTGCATGTGGGATGGTTTTGAGGTATGTCCTGGGATGGGACGGTTTGTGGGATGGTTTGGGATGGTTTCAAATAAATGCGTTATGGGACAGTATGTTGCACCGTCCCAAACTGTCCCACGCCTTTTCCCGCAACCCCATTTATAGGGTATTCCCTATACAAACCATCCCACCATCCCATTCTCTTAGGTGGGACGGTTTATGGGACAGTTAATGACAAGGTTATCAGTAGGAGTATGTTGCAGTGCAAAAGAGAGTAGATAAAAACCAGACCGAGCTGGTCAAAATTTACCGGCAGCTCGGGTGTTCGATGACTGACCTGAGTGAGGTCGGCAAGGGCTGCCCGGACTACCTGGTCGGAGTGGCCGGGGTGAGTTGTCCAGTGGAATTCAAAAACGGCAAGCTGTCACCCAGCCGGCGCAAGCTGACTGACGCGCAGGTTGAGTGGCACGATGAGTGGCAGGGCTCGGTGTGGATTGTGGACACAGCCGAGAAGGTGGTGGAGCACGTCAAATGGCTTAGGGCCAGAGGAGCGCGGAATGGCAACCACGGAATTGTGGATTACTAGCTGGCTCGACAACTGGGCCCTGGCGCAGGAGGAGGAGGGCGCTGGAGCCTGGCGCAGTGGGCTGCACGAGGCAGTGCATGGCACCAGTGACCATGTGGACCACGAGCAGGCGAGGGCCGTGGAGCGTGCGTCAGCGGCTGTGATACAGAGCTCGATGCGTAACGCTGACCGAGTGAGGATGGCACTGGCGTGTGCTCTGCTGGGCCATGTTGCTGTTTGTAGACAGTTGATGAAGCCGTCAGCGACGGTGAGCCGGCACGCGACGGAGGGCAAGGAGTTGCTGCAGGCGGAGATTGAGCGGATGCAAAACTTGCAAAGCAGAGAACTCTAGCGCATGCTCGCGCAGAAGTTAAATTGGACACCGGCGATGTTGCAGTGCGACACGATCTTTTCGATGACTTCCGGTGGCGGGTGCCGATCGACTTCCAGCACCCGAGACTCGATCTGGGCGGGTTGCGGAAATCCAATTCGTCGAACAAGGGCTCGCGACTACCGATGGACTGTCAAGTGATCTGTGATGAATCAGAGGTCATGGACATGACACTGGGTCAACTCCAGCGTCAGTTCGCTCAGGCATATGCAAAGCTGATACTGCATGCATCCGAGATCGGCTACGAGGTCTCGCTTGGCGACAGCTACCGCGACCCGCGGGTGTTCGGCGCGCATGGCAGCAAGAAGGCTGGCATCTACGGGCGCAAGCGCTCGTTGCACAAGCTGCGCCTGGCCGCGGACCTGAACTTGTTCCGCGATGGCGAGTACCTGCAGTTGACCGAGGACCATGCAGAGCTGGGCATGTGGTGGGAGACCGAGTACCGGGAGTTCGGTGCATCCTGGGGCGGGCGGTTCAACGACGGCAATCACTACTCGTTCGCATACAGGGACATGCGCTGATGTATCGACGAGGCGCAACAATCCTGGCCCTGAAGACTGCCAAGCAGTCATACCTGGTGCCTGATGTATGGGCGAAAGCAGCCATAGACCGCATGGCGCATGAGACCGCCATCGAGGGCGCGTTAAGGTCGAGCGAGCTCCGCAAGAGCTGCGGTGTCGAGCCCGCGCGCGGCAATATCATCAAGGTGAGGCGGCGCTGATGTTTGAGTTCAAGCCGGTGCGGTACAAGATCCAAGGCGTCGACTTCGAGGTGATGGAAGCAGTGACGCCAGGCTTCAAGTCGGTGCGCGAGCTGATACCTGAGCCGGCGGTCCCGGTGCTGGGGTTCGAGCCCGAGCCCGAAGAGACCGACAGCGAGTACATGCTGGAGTGCATACGCAAGCGCGAGCTCGACGAGGCACGTGAGCATTATCAGTACCCGGTCATGGCCGCGGGCTGCTCGAGCACTGCCTTTGACCACTACGGATACGACGAGGTACAGCACGAGCTGATAAGCGAGTATCGCCGCGGGATAAACGACAGGCGCCCGTTTGGGTTCTGGGACATATAATGGCTTATCCGGGCTACAACATGAGCGACATATACGGACAGGTGCCGGTGCGGCGCCAGCGACAGATGGGCGGTTTGCTGCCGCCGGGCTGGCCCAACGAGGACCTTGCCGGGCCCTTTGCAACAAGCTACAGCCCAGCGCGCGAGTTTTATTCTGACGTAGCCGGCACCGTAGGGCGGGGGCTGCTGGACCCTGACTTCTGGTCTGGCGCCGGCAAGGAGGCCACGCTCGGCCTGCTTGGCCTGCCGGCTGACCTGGCTGTGTTCGGAGCAGGCGTGGCGCCGGCAATGATCGACAACTGGGCCGAAGGGCGCCCGCTGATGGAGAACACAGCGACACTGTCCGACTACCCGCTGACTTCAGACTCGCTTGCGCGCGACTTCGGCATCCCGTTCAAAGGCACTGGCCCAGAGAACGCGGGCCGTGTAGTCGGCGGGATCTTCGATCTAACCAACCTGCCTCGCGCTGCGCGTATGGCACGCGGGCTGTTCGAGCCGCGGTCTGGCGTCGGTGCCGGCGGTGCGATCCCTGAGATGATAGGCGCGCAGCCGATAGCGAGAGGCATGCGTGGGATGGTTGCTTATCAAGGTTCCCCGCATAAGTTTGACGCACTTGATCCCTCCAAGATAGGCACAGGGCAAGGCGCTCAGACCTATGGGCATGGATTGTATGTGGCTGAGAATAAGGGAGTGGGGCAATGGTATGCCGATGAGTTGGGCAGCTTTGACAGGGTAACAGGCGGTGCGGATACGGCCCCGTCAATTGCTACCAATTTAGCAGACGAGCTCGGCGATGGCTTGTTTGACGTATTAGACAGTCTGAGGGCATCTAAATACACAGACGATGATGGAATACATCACGTCATGGATGACGGGTCAGAAATAATAGAAATCGGCAATCAGGGGGCGTGGGATGCCCTATCAGCCCCGTTGAACAAATACCTCTACGAAATAGAAGTCCCCGACGCAGACATAGCCAAGATGTTGGATTGGGATAAGCCGTTGAGTGAGCAGTCGCAGAGTGTGCGGGATGCGCTTAAAACGGCTGGATTTGAGTACGACCCATCGGTGCAAGCGCGGCTAGATGAGATTAACGACCTGACTGAATCAATGGCAAAAGACAGGTTGCCAGACAATCGAATGCGGCAGGAGGCTGAGTGGCACGCACTAAAACGCGAAGCAGATGAATTAGGGCGACGCTTGAGCATGAGCAATCCAACCGGAGAGCAAATGTATAAATCTATGGCTACTGACAAATTCGGTAAAGTCGCAGAGATACTTAGGGACGATGAAGCGGCTTTTGCATCTGAGTATCTGAATAATTTAGGCATCCCCGGCATCAAATACTACGATCAAGGAAGTCGAGCAGCCGGCGAAGGCACCCGCAACATGGTGCTGTTCGATGACTTAGCCAGGCGCGCCAAAGTCCTAAAACGCAATGACGAGATAATAGAGCAGCCATCAGTTAACCGTGGCAACTTCCGCCAGGGCGGCGCTGTCGACCCATCAGGCGACATGGGCCCGACGGGTGGCATTCTGGGTGACCTGCATGCCGCTGGCACCGCCAGGTTCGCGCTAGACCCCAGGCAAATGTCGCTAGACGAGGCCAGAGAGGGCGTGGTCGCGCATGCCGGCGACTACAGCAGCCCGATAACGGTCAAGCCGGAAGATGCAGCTACGACTCTCCGTCGCCGCGTGCAAGGGTATGACCCCGAGTCTGGCGCAGGCGCTCCGAAGACACCGCACGGTGTATTGCGGGCCGAAGGTCAGCCCGACTTTCGGATCGGCGAGCCGACTACCGACGAGTGGATCAACGAGATTGAGACCACGCTGGGCGCTGAAGGCATAACCGAGGCCAGGCGCTGGTACGAAGACTTTTCTAAGCTGTATCACAAGCTGTATCCCAACGACCCAGAGCGCGCAATGCGCGAGATGATAGCGTCACTAGCAGCCAACCAGAGCAAGAGCCCAGCCGGCGCCGCGCTCGACGCCAACCGTGCGAGTGAGAGCCTGCGCAACTTCAGGCACACCAAGAAGTTTGGCATGTCCGGAGATAAAATCCTGGCGCTGCTCCGTGGTGATACCACGGGCATGGGGATCGGGCTCAAGCTGTCCGACTTCGCCGACAGCACCAAAGGGCTCAACGTCCGCAACGCTACCGGGTACTCGCCAGAAGGCGGCGCCCCGTTCGTTGCCGATATTCACTCAGGCCGGGACATGGGCCTGGTCGACTGGCCCATGTATAACTTCCTGCGCGAGAAATACGGGCAGAAGCAGCTCGATGACATGGGCGTCACGCTCGATACCTCGATCAGCACCGACGCAAACAAAAAGTATTTCGACGCAATAGCCGAAGAGCTCGAGGGCGCCGAGGGCGGGCTCCTGGCGAAGCAATTTGCGCGCGAGTACAACCTCGGCAAGCCGGCAATGGGCGACGTCGAGCGCATGTTTGAAAATGTCGAAGGCAAAGGTCTCTTGGGTAACCGAGAGCTGCCGGCCTGGAAGAAAGAAGCGATCAACGAAGGCGCAGTGCGACCCACTGGCACCTTTTGGGGTGACCCGCAGTACGAGCACGCAGCAGAGCTCGGGCGTCGTATAGCAGACGACCTGAACGAGAGAGGCTACATGGGCGGCAATTGGACACCGGCCCAGGTCCAGGCTGCGGGCTGGGTCAAGATGGGCAAGGTAACGGATCGTGCGCCAGAGACCGCGGATGCGGTAGTCGCCGGCAACACGCAGACGATGCGCTTTGAGTCCGCTTTCGGCGAGACCTCGCCATACGCTGCCAAATACCCTGAGATAGCAGACATGACAACGCCTGAGCGCGAGGCATTTACCCGCGAGACAGGCGACGTTGTGCGTGACATGCTGCGTGAAGAGCTGGGCATTGCCGAGCTGCCGCCTATATTTGGCACCGGCACCTGGTTTGACACTGCGAACCCGGCGGTGAACCTGCCTATATTCTCGTCGCCAGAAGCTGCCAAGGTTGCGACCGACGCCATAGGCTACATGCTGCAGCAAGACTCGGTCATGGGGCTGCGCTACGTTAACAGCGGGCCTGACGTCGCTATGCAGATGCGCTCGACTGACGGCAATTGGCTGAACTCAGAGCAGACAGGCGCCTTTTGGGATGCGCTCCAGGTAAACCTGAAGAGCGCGCCGGTAGAGGTGCGTAAGAAGATATCACTGATCCTTGCCGGTCAGTCACCAATAGATAACGGCATGGAGATTGTGTTCACCAAGCTCAAAGGATACAGCGCGAACGCAATACACAAAGCCTTCGAAGAACAACTGATGCCGGTAATGGAGAAGACGCTGAAAGAGCTTGGGCATGACGGTGACTTTGAATTTGACATAGCGCATGCAGAATCTTATTTCACGGGCAACAATTGGAGCGCAAAAGCTAATGGCGAAGATTACTTTCAAAGGATGGAGGCAGCACGCCCCGGAACAGGAAGGGCAATTCAAAATAATTGGCAACCGAAAATCGAAGCCATCATCAAAAAACACGCCGGCCAGAAAGCCAAAGCCAAACAGGGGGCTACTAAGCAAGTAGGCGGCGTCGTGCGGAAAGCCCCATGATAGGCATCCCTCAGGCAGTAACAGTCGGCCTCGAGCTGTTAAAGCAAGTGTTGCCTGACAAGGGCCAGCGCGAAGCCGCTACGCTCAAGCTGATGGAGCTGCAGCAGTCAGGCGACTTGAAAGAGCTCGACGCTGCCATGCAGGTCATCATTGCCGAGGCGCAGAGCGACAGTTGGATAACCAGGTCCTGGCGTCCAATCATTATGCTGATGTTCGGCGCCATCATTGCCAACAACTACATCTTGTATCCGTACCTGGCACTGTTCTGGGCTGAGGCGCCGGTGCTCGAGTTACCGCCTGACCTATGGGACCTGATGAAGATCGGGCTCGGCGGCTATGTCGTTGGTCGCAGCGCACAGGCCGTAGCTAAATCCAAGTGGGAGAAGAACGATGGGTGAGCTGAAAGATAAAGCGACACGCTGGCTAGAAGATAACCGCGAGGTGTTGGTAGTCATCGGCATAGCAGTGGGCTATACCGCGACAGTTTTTTTCGTTGGGATGTGGGTTGGGTGAGATGAGCCGCGTCGTGGCCTGGCTAAAGGCGTAATGTATGCCGGCAGAGCACGATTGCGTTCCGCGGATAGACTGCCAGCGGGTGCAGAGCCTGGAGAATCAGATGGGCAGTCTGCGTGACGAGCAGCGGGCAATGCGGCGCGAAGTGGATGAGGTGCATCAGACCGTGCTCGGATTCAACGCGACGATCGCGCACCTGGAGGGCGGACAACAGGCGAACACCGCGACAATTAAAGTCATCGAGCAACGCACCGAGCCGCTGGCGGACATCGCCGCGGGCGTCAAGGCGTTGCACCTGGTGGCGCGAGGCGTCATGTGGATCGGCGGCTTGGCCGGGGCCGTGGCCGCGTTTCTCGTGCTGCTGGAGAAGATCTGATGGAAGTCACCGCGCTCAACTAATATGGAACCTACGGGCTTATTCAGTTTAGACACTGTTGAAAAATACGGTCTTCCTCTTGTATTGCTGCTGGGCGCGATCTATGCGCTGTATCGGTTTATGATTTTTTCGCTAATCGAGGTAAAAACGGAATTTGGCAGATACCATATTTCTCATGCAGAGGCGATTGACCAGTTGCAAGTTGACATTGCGGAAATGAAAACAGAACTGCGTCTGTTAGCGGAATTTATTAAAAAAGAATCCCGCGAGTGAGGGCAAGCGGATGAGTGGCGTCACCGAGACACCGGGCGGCGGAGGCCGGGACCAGACGTGACCGCGTATGACAACGAGGACATTATCCGCTGGCTGGAGACCCTCTTCCCGGCGGAGAAGCAGTCGGCTAAAGAGCTTGGCTCCGACAACGAGCCGCTCGAGGTAATCGAGCTACCTGACCGCTCGATGACCGCGGAGCTTTCGAGGCTTCATCGGATCGGGGAGCTCTTCGAAGAGTCGAAGAGACTCGACGCCAGGGCGAAGACAGCACGCGCTACGCGCAAACTTAATCAGTTGGCGCGAGACCGTAGCAGAATACAGGGCGAAGTACGGACGTTCGCCAAGCGAGTGAAGGGGCGCAAACGCCGTGATGAGGACACATTACTTAAAATGATTGAGGAGCACATATGATCAAGATATTTATCGGATACGACCCGGTAGAGCCTGTCGCATATCATACATGCGTTAACAGCATTATCCGGCGCTCGAGCGAGCCGCTGGAGATAACGCCGCTCGCGCTGAACAACCTCAAGGTCGTATACGACGAGCGCCATACTGACGGCAGCAACGGGTTTATCTACAGCCGTTTCATTGTGCCGTACCTCTGCGGGTTTATTGGCGAGGCGATATTTATGGACGGCGACATGACCCTGACAACGGACATTGCAGAGCTGTGGGCTCTGCGTAACCTGACCAAAGCGGTCCAGGTTGTAAAGCATGATTATAAGACCACAGCCGCGGTGAAGTACCTGGGCGCAAAGAACGAAGACTACCCGCGCAAGAACTGGTCCTCGCTGATGATATGGAACAACGCGCACTACGGGAACCGCCGGCTGTTACCCGAGACCGTAGCCGAGATGACTGGTGCCCAGTTGCATAGATTCAGTTGGTTGAAGGACGAGGTCATCGGCGAGTTACCGCCTGAGTGGAACTGGCTGGACACAGAGATGGAATACAACTCGAAGGCGAAGCTCATCCATTACACGCTCGGCACGCCATGCTGGTACAACTATTCGCACACAGACCATTCTGGTCAGTGGCACGATGAGCTGCTTGACACTTGCAGCGCGCAAGGTGTCACCGCGATGGACATGACAGAGCGCGCCTGGGAGGAATTAGACAATGTCGACTATAAGCAAAAAGCAGACGGGCGATTACATGCCGGCGATGGCGGCGCTTGATACGCCGCCGCCGCTGGAGAAGAACCGCAAGCTGAAAGGCGGCCGGTCGATGAAGAGCTTCAGCTTCGCGCGCGCAAAGGCTGCGTGCATGAAGCTGGGTTACGACCCGCACGATGTGTTTGCGTTTCTCATTTCCCCGGAGGGGCAGAAGTTGGTCGGCGAGCGTTTTGTGTTGACGTCACTCATTGACATAATCAAAGCCGAAGAAGGGCAAACGGTGCATCTCGATGGCAATATCGCTAACACACACGGGCATGAGTCACTATCCGCAGTTAATCAGCGACTTGCGGAGATTGAGCAAAAGCGAGCAGACGGAAACAATGAGGGCTCTAGCGAGACATGATTTGTTCTTCCTCCTGCGTTATGTTTGTGGCCGCGACGATATGGAGCATCAGTGGCTCCATGACCGCTGCCGTGATGTGCAAGAGCGCCCTGACGGGTACCTAGACCTATGGGCTCGAGAGCATTACAAGTCGACTATCATAACCTTTGGCAAGACGCTGCAGGATATTCTCGCTTCACATGGCGACGACCCGGTGATGCCCGAAGAGCTGACGTTCGGCATCTTCAGCCACAATCGCCCGACAGCGGTGAAGTTCCTCTCGCACCTGAAGAACGAGATGGAACGCAACGAGATGCTGCGCGAGCTGTTCCCAGACATCTTTTGGGCGAACCCGCGCAAAGAGGCGAGTAAGTGGTCGGTGTACTCAGGTCTCGTGGTGAGGCGCAAGAACAACCCAAAGGAAGCGACGATAGAAGCCTACGGGTTGATCGACGGCATGCCGACTGGCGGGCATTTCTCGCGTCTGGTGTACGACGACATAGTGACGTTGGACGTGGTGCGCTCACCGGACATGATAGCCAAGGTGACCGACAGCCTGGCAATGTCATACAACCTTGGAGCGAGGGGCGGCGAGCGCAGGATGATTGGAACCAGGTATCACTTCGCCGACAGCTACAAGACGGTGATGGACCGCGGGACTTTTATACCGCGGATACATGCGGCGACGGACAACGGCACGATCGAGGGCAAGCCGGTGTTTCTCACCCGCGAGGAATTAGAGATCAAGCGGCGGGACCAGGGTCCGTACACGTTCGCTTGTCAGCAGATGCAGAACCCAGCCGTGGACAGTAGTCAGGGTTTCAAGCGTGAGTGGCTGCGCTTTTTCAAGCAGCCGTCTGGCGCCGGCATGAACGTGTATGTCGTTGTCGACCCTGCGAGCGAGAAGAAAAAGAGCTCGGACTACACCGCGATGGTCGCAATCGGCCTGAACGCCGACAAGAAGTATTACCTGCTCGACTTTGTCTATGACCGTTTGAACTTGACAGAGCGGACCGAGATGTTGTTTGACATGCACCACGAGTGGCAGCCGCTTGGTGTTGGGTACGAGAAGTACGGTAAGGACTCTGACATTGAACATATACAGTACGTTCAGGCGCAGAAGAATTACCGCTTCGACGTCACCCCTCTCGGCGGGCGACTTAAAAAGGAAGACCGCATCAAGCGACTTGTGCCGATACTCGAGCAGGCTAGATGGTACGTGCCGGATAATATCTTCCGCGTCGACTATGAGGGCAAGCGGATCGACGTCATCGAAAAGTGGATGGTTGAAGAATACGACCTGTTCCCGGTCGCGTTGCACGATGATGGACTAGACGCGATGGCGCGGATACTGGACGAAGACATGCAGACTGTATGGCCTCGACTAATTGTAGCAGAGAAGGAGTGCCGTTATGGCAGAAACAAATACGGGAGCGACGGCGGAAGCAGTTGGGCAGCTTGACGAGAGCGAGGAGCTTGCTAAGAAGATCGGAGAGCAGATGCGCCGCGCCAAGAGCGACAGCGCAGACTGGCGCACGCTTAGTCGTAAATGCTACGACTTCGCCGCCGGCAACCAATGGTCCGAAGAGGACCAAGCCATACTCAATGAGCAGCGCCGGCCCCCGGTCACCTTCAACCGTATCAGCCGCACGCTGAACGCCGTTATCGGCCTCGAGGTTGCTAATCGGCAGGAGGTTCGCTTCATCCCCCGCGGCAATGAGGACACCGGCTTCAACGAGATGTTGACCGACGCGGCGCGATGGGTCAGAGACCAGACAGACGTCGAAGACGAGGAGACCGAGAGCTTTGGTGACCTGAACATCTGCGGCATGGGCTGGACCGAGACAGCGCTCGATTACGACGATGACCCCGACGGCCTGGTGACTGTAACCAGGTGCGACCCACTTGAGATGTTTTGGGACTCGAGCGCTACGCGTAAGAACCTGCAGGACAGTCGTTGGATCGCACGAGTCAGCCGCATGTCTTCCGCCGAGATAAAAGAGAACTGGCCCGAGTACGAGGCCGGCGGTAAGGGCGTCGAGTGGCTCGACAGCGAGGACGAGCCGCATGATGCGAGCCCGCCGTTCTACGACAACGAAGAGAAGCCGCAGGGTCGCACTAAAGATATCGAGGTTGTGCATTATCAGTGGTACGAGCGCGAGTCGTATTACCGGGTCAAGTCTGGCGCCGGCATGGTCGAGTTCGCGCCTGACCGATTCAACCGCATAAAGGACCGACTGGAAGAGAGCGGGCTGACTTGGGTCGAGCAGAAGCGTCGGGTGTATTACTACGCGTATCTGATTGGCGACACGGTCTACGAGGACGGTGAGCTCGCGGTGCAGGAGGGCGGCTTCACACTGAAGGCGATGACGGGCATGAGAGACCGCAACGCGAACAGTTGGTTCGGCCTGGTAGCGATAATGATGGACCCACAAATGTGGGCCAACAAGTGGCTCAGTCAGACTATGCACATAATGAACAGCAACGCCAAGGGCGGCTTGATGGCGGAGACCGGCGCCTTCGCAGATCCGAAGAAGGCGAAGCGAGACTGGGCCAAGCCCGACGCTCTCATCGAGATGAATCCTAGCGGGCTGGAGAAGGTGCGCGAGCGTAACGCTGCGCTGTTTCCGCAGGGCGTACACGAGTTGATGAAGTACGCCGTCGACGCCATCTCCGACACGCCTGGTATTAACCAGGAGCTGATGGGGCTGACTGGCAAAGAGCAGCCGGGCGTGCTCGAGTCGATGCGTAAGCAAGCCGGCGTGACCATGTTGACCGTGATGTTCGACAGCCTGCGGTTATACCGCAAGCAGCAGGGTCGGATTCTGGCAGCGTTTATCCGCGACTACATATCAGACGGGCGGTTGATCCGGGTCGTGGGACCCGAGGGCCAGAAGTACTTGCCGCTGATGCACGACCAGGTCGCTATGCGGTATGACACTGTGATCGACGAGGCGCCGACGAGTCATAACCAAAAAGAAAAAGTGATGCAAATCCTATTACATCTGGCCCCAGTGCTGATGGAGTCAGGCATGCCCCCTCCGCCGCCCGAGGTGCTCGAGTACCTGCCGGTGCCCGAGAGCCTGATGGAGAAGTGGTTGCAAAAAGCCAGACCCAACCCCGAGCAGCAGCAGAAGCAGGCGCAGGAGAAGGACCAGGAGCGCCAGGTGTTACTGGCCGAGCGGCAGTCGAAGGCCGAGCTGCAAAAGGCCCAGGCGATGAAGGCCCAGGCCGAAGCGCAGAAGGCGATGCACGATATACAGCAGCCACCTGCGGCGCAGTTACCACCTGGTGCTGAGGTACAGGCCGACATGCAGATGACGCGCGAGAAGGCGCAGATTGAGGCGGCGACCGACATCGAGGTGGCACGCATACGGGCAGTGACCGCGGCTGAGATCGAGCGCATGAAGCTCGCCGGCAGTGTGCCCGACGAGAACATGCTCAATAATTTGCAGCAGATCATAAGTAACACCGACAGTCAGATGCAGTCGATTAATGCTGCGCTCATGTCTGTTACCTCGGCGGTAGCTGAGAGCCAAGCCGCTGTGGCAGAGCTGCAACAACCGAAGACCAGGACCGTCAAAGTCCTGCGAGACTCAAACGGAGACATTACCGGCGCCGACATACTCGACGAGCGCCCAGGCAGCTCGGTCTCAACTACGCGCGCACCGGGCGGCGATACGACACACTAGCGCGGGGAGGCAAACAACAATGGACGGCGACAATGATCAAACGACTGAAGTCGAGAGCTACTCTGAGGAGCAGTTAGACACATTATACGAGGAGCAAGCAGCCGGTGCGTCGGAAGAAGCCCCAGAAGAAGACAAAGAGGAGTCCGAGAGCGCTGCAGAGCAGCCGGCAGCGGCAGAGCCGGAAACGAGCGAGCAAGAAAAAACGGTTCCGATCCATGCTCTCCACGAGGAGCGCGTCAAGCGCAAAGAGCTGACCGAAAAAATGAGTCAGATGGAGGGGCGGTTCCAGCAGTTCCTCCATCACCAGCAACAGGCCCAGCAAGCCCCACAGGAGCCTGAGCAGATACCCGTGGGTGAGAACCCCATCGGGCACTTCGACCAGCGTATGGCCGCTTTGGAGCAGCAGGGGCAGGCTCAGGTCGAGCAGAACGCAAGAACAGCCCAGGAGCAGCAGCAGGCCCAGCAGTGGCAGGGCATTATGACGCAGTACCACAATGACGCCTCGCGCCTGGCAGCCAAGAACCCCGAGTTTATACCGGCGTACAATTACTGGCAGGAGGGCCGGGTCAAAGAGCTGCGGGTTGGTGGTGCCAACGAGGAGCAGGCGAACCATATCGCCAGGCAGGAGGAGTCCGCGGCCATTATCAGGGCGCTGCAGGAGGGTGCATCTCCGGCGGAACGGGTGTATGCTATCGCGCAGGCACGTGGTTATACGCCCTCTGCCCCAGCCCCTGCAGCCGACACCGGACCAGATCCGGCGACGATTGCAAAGGGCCAGACCGCCGGCAGGCGCTCACCGTCAGGTGGCAAGCCCCCGGCAGGTCAGACTCTCGAGGCACTTAGCGCGATGAGCGACGAGGACTTCGAGGCGAACTGGGACAAGATAGTGGGCACCGGGTGACCTCTCGTCGACGGACGTAAATCGCTACCGTGAAGCCGGCACGTAACCCGGCTTTCGCTTATCCCATATGCGACAGGGAACTGTGAGATAAACGGATAGCACCAGCTATCTACAGTTCAACGCATATTGGAGACCACTCATGGCTACTACAGCGTATGGTGTTAACCATCCATTAGCTGTCAAACTCTGGTCGCGTAAATTGTTCCATGAAATTATTGGAACGAGCTTCTTTGGTAAGTTTACCGGGAAGGGCGACAAGAGCCTTGTACAGATCAAAACCGAAACGCAGAAAGGCCCTGGTGATAAAATCACCGTCGGCCTGCGTAATCTTTTAACCGGCGACGGTACTGCCGGCGACAACGGCCTGGAAGGCAACGAAGAGGCTTTAGTCACCTACAACGATGCCGTAACCATCGACCAGCTTCGTCATGCGGTTCGCAGCTCCGGCAAGATGTCAGAGCAGCGGGTTAGCTTCTCAGTACGAGAAGAGGCTCGGGCGGGACTCCAAGATTGGTGGATCGAGCGCATGGAAAAATCGCTCGCTAATCAGTTGACGGGTAACACCGGACAGTCCGACACCAAGTACAGCGGCAACATGGCAACGACTGCACCTACGGCCAACAAGTTTATTGTTGGCGGCGGCGACACAGGAACCATCACAACCGAGGCTTCGTTGTCGGCGACTACCACGCACGCGGTTAAGCTCGCTGACCTCGACCGAGCAGTTGCTCGGGCCAAGGTTATCACCCCACGTATTCGGCCTATCAATGTTGACGGCAAGAACATGTGGGTCACGTTCCTCCACCCGTATCAGATCTTTCAGCTACGTCGGGACGCTTCGACCGCTGGTAACTTCTACGACGTCAACAAGGCGATGCTGTCGGGCGGCAAGATAAGCGACAACCCGATTGTTACGGGCGCCTCGTTCATCTACAACAACGTGATTGTCCATGAATGGGACTATCTGCCCAACGTGCCCGACGCCTCGGCGCCTGGCTCTGATGGGTCGAACTACCGCCGCGGCGTATTCTGCGGAGCGCAGGCTGCTATTTTGGCTTACGGCCAGGATAACAAACCCAACAAAATGTCGTGGGAGGAGGAGGCTTTCGACTACGGCAACCAATTGGGTGTGGCGGCAGGCTGCATTTACGGTCTGAAGAAGTCGGTATTCAACTCCGCTGACTTCGGTACCATCGTTCTTTCCGGCTACGCGCCGACGCCTTAGGAGGTATAGCTAATGGCTACTACAACTCATACGGCCTCGACCGCGCTCGTTGGCCCGTACCTGATACATGCGGGTGTTAACTCCGTTACAGGCCGATACGTTGCGCCAGCGACGACCACGATTGGTGATACGATCTTAATTGCTCGCATCCCCAGCGGCGTGGACATTATCGGTGTCTACGGCAAGATAACGACCGCAGCCACTGCCGCCAACGCGACTGTCGGTATCTCCGGCGCCAATACCCAGTTCGGGTCATTGGCTTCTGGTACCGCGCCTGCGTGGGCAGATGAGGGTGCTACCAAGTTCCGCGTCAGTCTGTCTGATGACGCGCAACCGCAGTACACATTTATCACTGTGGCGCCGTCCTCGGCGACGTGGACAGTTACAGCGACGGTCGACTTGACGGTCTTGTACACCCATAAGTAAACCTGTAACCGCGGGGCCTCCGGGCCCCGCACCAGGGAGACACATGCGACTCTATCGCGACGTGATCACCGAGGCGACGGAGCTGCATGTAGCCGGCAAGCTCGCCGAGGCTGCTTACCTGTACGAGAACCTGCTTGGCTCGCAGCCGGGCGACAGCTTGCTGCTGTATCTCTACGGCTCACTCTGCACTCAACAAAAAAAGTTTGGCACTGCCATCGCGCTCCTGTCTAAGGCGGTTGAAATCGAACCCAAAGAGTTGCCCGAGGCATGGCACAACCTGGGTTGCGCGTATCGTAACGAGGGGCACTCAGAGCTCTCGCGTGAGTGCTACAAGAACAGGCTGGCGCTCGAGCCAGGGTCAGCAGACACGCTTGCTATGCTCGCCGGCTCATACGTCAATCAGAACAACCCAAGCATGGCTATCGACTACGCCGACAGGGCGCTGGCTATCACGCCCGACGACCCGCACGCACGCAACCACAAGGCGCTCGCGCTACTCGAGCTGGGCCGCTACGAAGAAGCCTGGCCGTACTACGCAACACGCTACGCGCTGACAGATTCTATCCAGGCCCGCCCGTATACCTGCAAGCGATGGAACGGCGGCAAGGTCGGCAAACTCGCGGTACACGGCGAGCAAGGACTGGGCGATGAGATAATGTTCATGTCCTGCTTCGACGAGCTCAAAGACAAAGCCGACGTGGTAGTGGTCGAAGCTGCGGGCCGGCTGCTTAAGCTGTTCGAGCGGACATGGCCCGAGGTGCGATTCTACGCTACGCATGAAGAGCTGATCGAGATGCACCCCGACGTCGACGCATACCTCCCAATGGGGGGGATGCCGGCGCTGTGCCGTAACACGTCGGAGGACTTCCCAGGTCACTCGTATCTAGTGCCAGACAAGAACGTGATACACGAGCATCACAACAAGCTGAAAAACCACCAGTGGGGAGTTGGCCCCCGGATCGGGATAGCCTGGCACGGCGGCACAAAAGCTACGCACCAGGAGCTCCGTAACCCCGGTCTCGAGCACTGGCAGAAACTTATTGATAGCACCGACGCACAGTTCATCTCTGTGCAGTACGGGCCCGAGGCGCCTGCTCAGGCGCAAGAGCTGGGCATACCGCACTGGCAGTATGCAATCGACGACCTCGACTCTCAAGCGGCTCTGATAGTAGCCCTGGACCTGGTCATCACGCCCTGTCAGACCGCAGTACATATCGCAGGCGCTGTCGGCACACCGTGCTGGTGCCTGACGCCAGAGGCCCCAGCGTGGCGCTATAAAGTCAAAGGCGAGATGGACTGGTATAACTCGGTCAAACTGATACGCCAAAAAGGCAAAGGCTGGGACCAGGTATTTGACACAGTGAAGGAAGAGCTCAATGCTAATTTCGGACGCATATCGCGAGCAGAACCAGAAGCTGCATAGCGACAGCGGGGACTATGGCGCCAGCGGTCACCGTTGGGCGGATACTGTCGCCAGCATAGCCGAGGCGCTTAAGACTACCGACGTGCTCGACTATGGCTGCGGTAAGCAGACGCTGAAAAAGAAACTGCCCTACGTCACCGGGTACGACCCATGTATCGACGGGCTCGATGATATGCCCTCGCCGGCTACGCTCGTGGTCTGCACCGACGTGCTCGAGCACATAGAGCCCGAGTGCGTAGATGAAGTGCTCGATGACCTCAAGCGAGTTACCGGGTCTACGATACTCGCAGTCATTACGCCTGTGGCTGCGCTTAAGACACTGCCCGACGGGCGCAACGCGCACTTAACACAAGAGCCAGCCGAGTGGTGGCTGCCTAAGTTCTTTGCCCGGTTCAATGTTCAAACATACCAAAACTTTGGAGTGAGCTTCCTTGTTATCGCAGATTCCAATAAGGCGTAGGCCGCTCGCCCAGCACAGGGCGCAACAGGCAGTGCAACCGGCGCCGGTCGACGACGGCAAGAGCCCGTGCCCGGTATGCGGTGAGCGCTACCAGAAAATGCATGTACATATGAGGCGCCATAACAAGTGACTACTCTCGGCGTAATATCGGACAACGTAGCAGACATGCTCGCGCGCTCTGACCTGAGCTCTCAGATCCAGCTCGAGGTCCACAGCGCTGTGCGCTTCTACCAGAGCGAGCGATTCTGGTTCAACGAGGGCCGGGTGTCGCTCTCGTGTTCGAGCACTATCAGCGAGTACACGCTCTCGGCTTCTGTGCTTGAGATCATAGCGGTACAGATAACGCGCAACGAAAGCACGTATACCATCGACCCAATATCTGAGAGCGAGCGGCTGCGATACGACTCGAGCAACGTCAGCGGTGACCCGTCCTGGTACTCGATGTACCGTGGCGCGTTTATACCGTACCCGTCGCCGAGCGCTGTATACACAACGACCATTGCCGGCGTGATTAAGCCGGCTACGCTCTCGGCGACCACCGACAGCAATGTATGGACCACCAACGCGCAGGAGCTGATAGAGTCTCGCGTCACTGCGAACGTCGCCATGCGATACCTGCACGATGATAAAATCATGCAGCGATTCAAGTTGCTGGAAAAGGAAGCACTGGGCGAGCTACGCAGGCGCGAAGAGAGCAAGCAGCCTACCAGGGTCATACCGACAGACTTCTGATGTTAAACACAACGCTGCCATTCGGCGAGTTTACGCCAGACCTGCCCGACGTCACCTACACTGAGGCAAAGAATGTGGTGCCTCATAAGGACAGCTACCGTCAGATGAAAGGCCTGGTGACGACCTCGAGCGCGCTTACCGCGTACTGCCGCGGAGCCGCCGCAATGGAAGACTCGAATCAGGCGGTGGAGGCGTATGCCGGCGATGAGACCAAGTTATATCGCCTCGGGTCGGGTACATGGGCTGACAAGTCTAGCACCACGTATTCGACAGCGACAAAAGCATGGTGGGCATTTCTCAAATGGGGTGAGGCTGTGATCGCATGCAACGGCCCTGTCGGCGATGCGATACAGACAAAAGCATTCGGCCCCGGCACTGACTTTGCAAACCTCGGGGGCAGCCCGCCGAAGGCAAAGGCCATAGCGTCAGTCAAAAGCTTTATAGTGCTCGGCGACATAAACGATGGAACGCATTATCCAAATAAGATCCAATGGTCCGGCCAGAACTTGGAGACAAGCTGGGGCACGAACCCCGCGACGCAGGCAGACTCTCAGTTGCTTGCTGGTGACGGTGGCGCAGTCCAGGCAATCATGGGCGGCGACGTCGGAACCGTCATATGCGAGCGGTCCATATGGGAGTTACGGTATCAGGGGCCCCCGACTATATTCTCCGTCATAGAGACAGCGCCGGGGCTTGGCACTCCATCCCCCCGAAGCGTGGTGCAGTTCGGGCACACAATTTACTTCTTGGGCAACGACGGCTTCTACTCATATGTGCCGGGCAAAGGCGCCTCTCCGATTGGAGATAAAAAGGTCGACCTATGGTTCGACAGCCGTGTGGAAAAGACAAATATGCACAGGGTCTGTGCCGCGGTCGACATACCCAATGGCAAGATTGTCTGGGCATATCCGACAGGCTCAGGCGACTGTGACGAGCTGCTTATATACGACTACAAGACAGCGCGCTGGTCATACGCCGAGGTCGACACCGAAGTTATCTTTGCGGGCCGCAGTGAGGGCTACACGATAGACAATATAGACACGCTGTTCAGCAACAGCATCGACACTGCCGGCATGGCCTCGCTCGATGACGATCAGTGGAAAGGTGGAGCGCTGGCGCTCTACGGATTCGACCTGACGCATGCCAGCGGGTCGTTTGGCGGCACGGCGTTGACATCGAGGCTCGAGACCGCAGAGCTTGCGTTGGAAGACGCGGCAATGATATTCGTCAATTCTATGCGACCGCTGGTGCAGGGCACGGGCTCGACTAACACCGTGTATGTAGGGTCGCGCGACTCGCTGACTGATAGCGTAGTGTACGGCTCTGCGATAACGGCGAACACAATCGGGGAATTTAACACGCGCGATGTTGGGCGGTACATGCGCTTTCGCTGCGATACCGCGGGCGGCTTTGACCATGCTGTTGGCATGCGGGTGTCGGCGCAAGCGATGGGGATAAGGTAATGCTTGGAGGACTATTAACGCCAGCGCAAATCTTAGCGATGCAGGCGCAAATAGCGCAGGGAACGACTGCTGCTCCCGTAGAGACAGCAGCAGAAAGGGTAGTACGACTGCGCGATGAGGGCATGGCGCAACAGGCGGCAGAGAGGGAGAGGCACATCCAGGAGAACCCGTTAGCTGCGTTTACTCCTCGCGTGTATTCCGACGCAACGATAAACTTTGTCAATCCGTATTTCACTAACTCTGGCCCGCGTGAAGATCGGTTTGATTACACGCAAACCGGGTCCGGCGTAACGGGCACACAGAACCCTGCCTTGTGGTTTGACCAATTATTCGGGTCGCCGTTCGCGCCGTTAGCAGACACGCCGCCGGCCTCTGCGGACATACCAGGATCAGACACACACAAGATAATGGCAGGCCCAACCCTCGGCGGAAGAAGCGGTGGCCGGGACTATGTTGAGTTGATGTGGGGCGAACAAGCAGCAGCGAACACCGAGTACAACTTGGATGTGCTAGGCGCGCGGGGTTCGCTCAATAGCAGCCTGGCGGATAGCATGTTCACTGACGCGCTTGCGGCGGCCGGCATCAGTCCGTCCGACTATGCGTCAATGGACGCTATTAACGCACTCGACCCGCGGAAAAAACTCCAGTTCCTCGATATCTATACGAGGATGCAGGAGGAGAAGAACCAGTTGCCGCCCAGAGGTATCAGTAGCTCGCTAGGCGGTTTCGGCGGGTTGCTTGCTACAGGTTTGGGCGCTGCATTCGGCGGTCCGTTTGGTGGTGCGCTGATGGGCGGGTTTACTGGCGGCCTGCAACCGGGTGGCGGACTTGACTTGTTAGGTGGTGCCACTGACGCATTATCAGGGTTCTCCTTGGGCGAGGCTCTGAATATGGGCATTACCAACCCGTTCACGGGGCAGCGCATTACTAGCCCGATTATGTATAGCAGCAGCTCTGGCTCGCCGTTTGTAGGATTGACCGGGCGCAATCGGCACGGCGGCTACGGAGGCGTGAACGACGCATCACCTGGCAGTTCAGCCTGGACGTTGGCGCATGACGCGGTAGACGCTATTAATACCGCAACAACCATTGCAGACCTTACCGGCGACGATAGCGATGGCGAAGGGCAGGGCGGTGATGGGCAGGTCCCGCCAGACCAGCAAGGCACAAGCGTTTTTGACTTGTGGCCTGGTACCGACATTATCAATGATGATAATCAGCAAGAAGATCCGCTTGCCCCAGCCACTATCGGCAGTTGGCCTGACCTATGGCCCGATATCGATGTTATTAGCAACGAGGAGGAGGAGCCAGACTCGCTCGCACTAGCCACTATCGCTAACGCGTTACTAATGCCGACGACGACGGGCAGCATCGGCGACACTGCAAGCTCTCGCTTGCAGACCCCGCGGTCTGCAAGCGAGATGGCAGGAATACGAGCCGTCGCAGGCAGGTCGCCCAACTTTAGTCATCAGTACACACCGTTCATGTATGGTACGCCCAACCCTTCAAAGTATTTTAATTATTCGCACAACCCGTTCTTACGAGGTTACACCTAAATGGCAACCGAGACACTCCACAGCAGCACCGAACCCTGGCTATCTCAACAGCCGTACCTTGAGCGCGGCTTTGATGCGGCCGGCAACCTGTTAGCGACAGGCGGACCTGACTACTATGGCGGGAGCACCGTGGCACCATTGAGTGGCACCACGCAGGATGCGCTCAGTCAGTACCTGCGCATTGCCAACGCAGGCAACCCGATCACAGCGCCCACGCAGGGGATGATTGCTGACACACTAAGTGGACAGTATCTCGACCCGGCGACCAATCCGTATCTCCAAGCTACCTCGGATATGGCGGGACGGCAGATGGGGAGGCAGTACAGCGAAGCGGTGGCACCGGGTATCGGCGCCGGCTTTGATGCGGCCGGACGCTATGGTAGCGGGCTGTACCAAAACCAGATGGACATAAGCCGTGCTGCGCTCGCACAGGGCCTCGGCGACATAAATACGACCATCTATGGTGGAGCGTATAACAATGAGCGTGACCGCATGCTGCAGGCTGCACAGTTGGCGCCCGAGATTGCGCCTATGTCGTACCTGGACGCAGCGCAGATGCTGAACGTCGGAGAGCTCTATGACACGCAGGCTCAAAAGGAACTGAGTGCAGACATTCAGCGTCACCAGTTCAACCAGGAGCAGCCGTATGATGCGCTGTCTCGCTACATGGCCTCCATAGGGGGAGGATCTTATGGCTCATCGAGCAACGAGGACTACAGCACGCCGTCGACCCTGCAAAACCTAGCAGGCGGCACAATGGCTGGTCTAGGCTTCTTGCAGTCAATGGGCGGGCTTGGCGGTATCGGCGACCTGTTCAGTTTTTAAGGTAATATCATGGCTGAAATCAAAGACTATAACGTAGTAGCTGGCAGCAACGACGGCGCCTCGCCTGGCGGGTTCGCAGAGGGCGCCGCGCCAAGCGTAACAAACAATGTTTGGCGTGAGACCGCTGCAAGGCTTAAGCGGCTGTGGACCGACGACCACGCTGTAACCTCGCTCGGGGGCGGAACTACCGCGTACACGTTAGCGGCGAGTCAGACCATAAGCGCATACGCAGCCGGTGACCATTTTGCTGTTGTATGCAATGCGACCAATACCGGCGCGGTAACTTTGGACGTCGATAGCGTCGGCGTAAAATCTGTTGTGACCACAAGTCAGACCGCACTAGCTGCCGGGCAACTGGTAATAAACGGCATTTATATATTCAGCTACGACGCTACGAGTGACGTGTTTATTGTGCTCAATCCCAACCTTGAGATACACGACCAGACGGCAGTAACTACACTCGGAGATGCCAACTTTATCCCTGTGCACGACGGAGCGCAGAAAAAGATAACGGTCGCTAATGCTAGATTGCAATTAAGCTCTGAAATAGCCACGTCGTTTAATGTCCTGCTAACCACGGACATAACAGGAAATTCAAGCAGTATATGGACAACAGTAGATTCGACTTGGGGGACGGAGCGATGGGACGCTGCCGGTACCTTTTCGGGCTATAAGTGGACGCCGGGAGCTGCTGGCAAGTATTTTTTACACGCAGCAATGCCGCTCAGGGGTGCTGCAACCACCCTAGCAGCAGATACAGATTTTGGTATCAGGATTCTGCAGCGAAACAGTAGCGACACTATTCTGACAGCTATAGCAAATCATCAGTCAACGTCTGTCGGTGGAAATGTAGTAGCGCGCGTGTCTGGCAGCATAGCCGATTCGGCGAACGATAATTACTACGAGGTGCAAGCGTTTGTTACCACAGCAAACTGGGAAACATACGCGGCCACCGGGCAGGGCGTATTTGGCGGATGGAGGATGTTTTAATGGCATCATTTAGAGATAAACTAATTCATCTTGTCGGCGATGGTGACTGGGAGTTAGCGCAGAACCCTAACACTGGGAACATAGACATTGAGTGGAGCCGTGCAGGTAGTCCGCCGACTAATGCGGAGGTGGATGCGGTAACAGATGCCGACGCCGACGCTACCGCGGCGACCGCAGGACTGAAGCGCGGATTTGAGTTAAGCAAAAAGGACCAGGTGCTAATAAAATTCATCGTTGCCCGCACGGGCGGAGGCACGGCCCAAGACGTGAAAGCCGAACTAAAAGCTATTTGGGAGAGAACATAATGGGCAGGCGGATGGACAACCTCGCAACGGACCCACTGTTCAACATAGGCATGGGGCTGCTCAGTCAGGGCCCGTCACGCTACAAAATAAACCCCTGGCAGGGCGTGCAGAGAGGGCTAATGAACGCGCAGAACGCACAGCGTTATCTGGAGCAGGAAAAAAGATCGCAGGAGCAGGCAAAAAGAGCGCAGCAGAAGGCCGCGATGCAGCAGAGGATCAAAGAGCAGGAGCTCTATCAACTGCATGTGCAAAACGCGCAACGGGCCGCGAAGTCAGAGCGTGACAGCATGTACTTCCAGGGAATAGAAGACCCAAGGCAACGGCAGATAGCCCACGCTATGGGCGCCGACGACCATGCTACGGCAGCGCAGACCGCATACGCAGCAGGCCAGGAAACAGATTGGTATTACACCGAGCAGGGCCCGGTGCAGATGACAAAGGCGGAAGGTCGAGCCAAGGGCATGATGCCGGTAGATGTACAAGAGCAATCTGACAAGGCAAACAGGGAGCGCAAGAAAGAAGAGCGCGAGGTAGAGACACACGGCGAGCGCAACCAGCCGGAACCACTAAGCGAGTACCAGACGCGCAAACTGGCGATGGACGAGACAGCAGCTACTCGGGCGCAGAATAAGTACACTGCAGAGCTGGCGGCGACAGAGAAGCAAAATGCGGCCAACGTCGAAGACGCTATGGGTGACGCAGACGTAGTCTATTCCAAGGTGCGCGAGGCGCTCGACGGTCCTGTAGATGAGGCAGGGTTCGGCGCAGAGTTTTGGGCCTGGTTTGGCGGCACCGACGAGAGGACCTTGCAGACCATCCTGACCACGATTAAGTCTAAGGTAGCACTCAGCACCCTTATCGAGCTGAAAAAGTCAGGCGGCACATTGGGCGCTGTTTCCAAGGCAGAGCTTGACCTGCTCGAGTCGAATATAGCGAGCCTCGATGTGGGGCTAGACCCGAAGATCTTGCGTCGGAACCTCGAGCAGATTGACGCGACATACGCCAAGATATATGCCGAGCTCGGAGGCGCTCCACGCAAAGGCGAAGCAGGATACAAGTCACCGGCAGAAGGCGAGATACCAACCGTGCGTACCGGCGGCGCCTATGCGGAGCTCCCTGCAGGGGCCAAGTACAAAGACTCGAGCGGCAAAGTCTTTGTTAAGGGACAGTAGATAATGGCTACCAGTCAATTCGGCGACCAAGAGTACGTTCCGCCAGCCGGTGTAAGTCAGTTCGGCGACAGGGAAGAAGTACAGCCGATAACCGGCGGTGACCTCGTGCGCTCTGCGCTTGGGGGCGCCACGCTGGGATGGGGTGACGAGATGAGAGCCGCGGCTTCCGCCGCCCTCGGCGCTATGACCGGACAGGGTAGCTATAGCGACCTGTACGACGTCACCAAGAACTACGAGAACGAGCAGAGCGCGCGCTTCGCCCGACAGCACCCTGGCGCTAATCTTGCAGCCGAAATTGCAGGAGGCGGCGCTCTGGGCGTCCTGGGCGGCATGAAGGCTGCAGGCACCGCTGTCGGCAAAGAGTTTGCCAAGCGCGTCGCCACGCAGGGCATGTGGGGCCGTATGGCTACCGCGAGCATGGTTGGTGCGGGTACGGGCGGAGCCGGCGGAGCAGTCGCTGGGGCCGGGCATGCGCCTGAGATGGCTGACATACCCGGCGCCGCCGCAAAGGGCGCGCTGTGGGGTACTGCAGCAGGCGCCGCACTGGGCCCGGTAGCCGAAGGCGTCATGACCGCCGGCAGGGCTGGCATGAACACAGTACGCAGAGCGATGGACCCTGAGTACCAGGCTGCGAAGAATGTGGCCCGTGCGAACTCCCGCGCAGACATGACCAGTGATGAGGCGCTTGAAGTGGCCGGCGCGATGGGGCCACAGAGTACGCTGGCCGAGAGCTCGATCCCGCACCTCGAGATGCTCGAGACCATGACCCAGCAGCCGGGGCCGGCGCGTGACATGGCAATGCGTCAACTGACCCGCCGAAGCGAGACACAGGGCGGGCAACTGCTGAGTGACTTTGGGCCAGGACGCAAGCACCAGACAGTGCGTGAGTTGAAAAAGTTCAAGCAGAACGAAGCGAGCCCGATATACGAGCGTTCATTCAATCAGGGCGTGCCGCATACTCAGGTGCTTGAAGATGTGTTTAATGACCTCGAGCAGTTCATGCCGGGGCTATGGGCGCAAGCTAAAAAACTGGGGCAGTTGGCAGAGAACAATGCAGGTCGACGCCTGGCGCCGGATGCAATGGGAACGACCAGGCCCTCGCTGCGTGGCTGGCAGTACATGAAGGAGCAGCTCGACGACCGCATCAATGCGCTGTATAAGAACGGCAACGCCAAAGAGGCCAGCGCATTAAAAGACACGCGCCAGCGCTTGCTCGACGAGCTCGACGTGCATAATAAAGACTACGCGCAGGCGCGGCAAATGTGGTCGAGCGCCGCACAGTTCGAGGACATGATGGGTCTGGCTGACCGCTTTATGTCTATGAGCGCTTCGCAGTTTGATGAGATCATGCACGGCATAAGCAGGGCGGACAGGGCTGCTATTCGGATCGGAGCAGTCGAAGCGATGGAGGCCAGGATCGAACGCGGGCAGTGGACCCAGGACGTGGCTAAGTTCTTTCGCACGCCGGCAATGCAACGCAAGATACGACTGCTGTTTGATAACGACAGCGACTACGCGGCGTTCCTCAACAAAGTAAGGACGTCGACCAGGCAACAACAGACGTACGATGCGGTGCGCGGCAACTCTGCGACCGCTCGCCGGCTGGCTGCGGCGGCGGAGAGTAACGACTTCTTCGACAAGCTGATGCAGGCCGCGAGCACGAGCACCACGCCGGCAGGCGCCGCACGTACCGCGGCCAGAGCTATAGGCCAGGGCATGAACCGCATGCGTCCGTCGCGCTCAGAAGCAGCAAGGACGGCCACAGCGCAGGCGCTGCTCGAGCCCAATGCGCTTAACAGGCACGCGAACCAGCAGTACATGAACACGCTTATGGGCGGCGGTAGGCCGGCGTTACCTGGCAGACAGAACCCTGCGCTGGTGCCGGGCGCTGCCGGCGGCATACTCGGCTCTCAGAGCCCGATACAGCCGCAGTACAGTCCGCAGTATCAACAGCTCGGTAATGGCGCCGCAGGGTTTTGGAGCCCGTTCGAGCAGCGCAGATGAACGCTCTCGCACCAGGCAGCCTACTCGGACAAGTGGCGCCGGCTAACACCACGGCTGTCGCTCTGGTCACGGCTACGCTGCGCACAGAGATAACTCGTGTAATTATTTGCAATGTGACAGCAGGTGCCGTGACGTTCCGGTTATTCCACGACCAGCAAGGGGCAACCTATGCAGTAAGCAATGCCCTGTATTACGATGTCAGCATACCCGGCAACACCACGCTGAACCTCGATGCTGAGATGCACAGCGGCATCACCCTGGCGGCTACCGACACGCTCGGATGTCGTACCGGCACAGGCGCTGCGTTGACATTTTCAGCATACGGTGTGGTGCAAGCAGTACGATGACTCGTGGTCGCACAAATATTACAGGTCTACTTCAAACTCGCATACCTGCGCGGCGCCGGGCTGCAGGTTGATCACACAATCCCAGCGATTAAGGTCTCCGTACTCCTGGCGTAGGGTCGCTTCGCATGCCATTTCGTGCAGTGCAATATTCGTCTGCGCGTACTTATCGCCGGCCTCGGCTTCGATGTAGGTGTCGGCCAGCACCTGGCTGAAGTGCTCGCACGCCGATCCGGCGAGAGCGGTGAGTAGTAGGATGATCATGGTATTTCCTCCAGGTCAGCAAATTCAGACGGCACCACGTGGGCGTCGAACTCAGCGCGGATCTCATCCATGCCCTTGTCGCCAATCAGCTTAGGGTCGAGCCCGGTGAGCTCGAGGCTCGTGTAACAGCCGTCGCCCGGTGGTAGCCCGTTGCGGAACTTGCGCCCGTCATCCATCTCATATTCGACCCAGCCTTCCTCGCTGCTCGTATTGATGCGCAAGTAAGGCACGAGGTGCGGAGCGAATAGGTGCCGGACGCATGCGGCGCGCTGGGCGTCGTAGTCGAGTGACTTCGTATCTCGCTCGCATTGCCAGCCTCCCTCCGTCGCTGTCACATGCACGCATGTCCGACACGATACAGCCGGCAAGGCGGAGCCGTGACAGTGCTCACTGAAGTGGCACCACTTGCAACGGTACCATGACGGATCGGCGCTCACCCGCTCGAGTGGATCGTCAGAATAGACAATACGCTCGGCGCGAGCCATGAGCTTCTTCGCCGTCGCGTTGACATACTTGATCCGCTCCACGTACAGCTCGTCGTTGTCTTTGCATACGGCGATATACAGCGCGCGGGTCATGCGGCTCTCGTTGGTGTCACCTGAGAGATGCATGTAAACAATGACCTGAGCATAATGCTGGGGCTTGCTCTTCTCCACGCCGTTCTTCTTCAAATCGGCGAATGACTTGACCGAGTGCGTCTTGTACTCGAGCACGTGCCATTTATCAGACCCGCTGGCCTCGGGTATCCCTCGGATTATGCCGTCCATCGACCCGCCGAAGTGACCGCCGAGCGCCTCGAACCGGAACTGCTCCCCGGTGCCGGGGTCCAAGTCCATCACCTCGTAGCCGGCAGCACGCAGGTCTTTAGTCAGCTCCGCCTCTTCGTTCTGCCCGCGGCGGAACAGGCGCAGGACACGCCCAGAATGGCGCTCCTGGCGGGCCCAGCGAAAAGACAGCCAGAGCTGCCGATCGCAGGGCCCGCCTATCACCGACGCCCCCAAGTGCGCTCTGGGGCCCTCCTTGGCCCCTTCCTCAAGCGCGCGGTACACCGCGTCAGCGGTGCCCGCCACATGGAGCTTTACCACGGGGTGGTCTTCTGCTCAGGTGCCGCAGTTGCAGTAGCCGGAACTGCAGTTACAGTGCCAGGGCCCTGGAGTGCGCGGTACCCTTTGGCGTCGTTTTGCAGCCCATACTCCGGGTTATCCTTTACCACGAGCTTGACGTCGAGCTGACGCCCAACGAAGGCGGCGGAATCGATCTCTCCAACAATGCCGATAGCGCGTCCAATCTGCTTCAACGTCTTGGTCGCTATCTCTACAGCGGTCGGATTCTCGTGCCACAAGCTCAGGCGCTCCCAGTAGTAGCGCCCAGCATACGGGCCGCTGATGACCTGCAGGTCCAGTTGCAGATACTCGCCGGTCCCCTTGTTGTTCTGCTTGATTTGCTCTGCGGTGATCGTAACCGGGTACCAGCCGGCAGGCAGGCACGAGGCATCGTCCTCGGGCTTCGACTCTTCGATGAATAACTTAACCATGTCATTTTGCTCCTGTGATTTTAGCTATGATTGCGGCCAGGTCGGGTTGCTCGTACATGTCGAGCGCTCCGCTCCTGTCTTTCGCCTGGTATGCGCTGTCCGGCTGTGTCTGCAACGTGCGCTGCAGTACGCCCTCAGCGTCGAGGCTCGCGCGCAGCGCGAACACCTCATCGAATAAATATGGCAATGATGGGCCCAGCTTCTGCCCCGGCATGCTGGGCTGGAAGCTGGTACGCATTGTATCGTCGGTCTGGCGCTCCGCCTTGGCGCTGAAATACACGTGCTTGTGCAGGTCTCTAAATGCGCGGACCAGTGCCGTGGTGCGCTGCACCATCTCGGGGTAATGCTTGCGCGGGTCCGTTTGCACCGCCTTCTCTGCGATCAAGCATGTCTCAGCTATCTCGCTCAGGCTATCGAGGCATATGGTCTCAAACTGCTTGGCGTCAGCAGACTCGGCCAGAAAGCTATATGCCTCGCTCAGGTCATTTATGCCGGCGACGGTGATGACCGGCAGCTCAATGTCGCGCAGCGAGAGCAGGCCCGCCTCCGCGGAGATGATGACAGGTGTCGGCGCCGTAGCGCACAGCCGCGTCTTGCCGACGCCCGCGTCACCGTAGACCAGGACCTTCACGCCGCGCATGCGCGCGGCCTCGCTTGTTGTTGTCAGGTTAATCGCCATCTGTGGTGTCCTCGCTTACTTTGACCGACGTCTTAGCCGGCTTGGTTGTGATGGCTCGCGCTAGGATCGCAGCGGCCTCGGGATACTCGGCGCCAATAGTACGCAGCCCTGCGGTACTGAGCGCGTACTTAATACTGACGGCTTTCTGATCGTCTGGCAGCAACGGCAGGACCTCAGCCATGACCGACTGGTCGACGGTGCGCGTGAGCTTGCCCTCGGTTATGACTTTCCAGGCTCCAGCGAGAGTGGTCCGAGAGCCCTCAACCCTGTGCCCGACGAGCTTCAGCAGCTTGTCCTCGCAGTCTATCCGCTTCTGCTTTGCATTCTGCTCTACAGTCTGTGCGGCGCTCAGGGTCGCCGCGGCTTCGATGATCTCTGCTTCAGTTGTCATAGTTACCACCGTGCGAGCACGGTCCACAGTGCCCAGTATTGTTGTCTGTCATATTGACTCCTTAAAATTAGTGCCGGCGTCGGGCCCAGTGCCGGCGGCCTGGCTGGAGAGCGCATGAGTGCTCGTGCCCTCAATAAAAAGCCCACTAGTCCCAGTCCATGAGGGGCCTGGGGTGGGAAGCTGTCACTGCTTACTCGCTCGAGAGCCCACACACCCGCTCGAGCATCGACGATATGCCGACAGTGACAGGAATTTTCGGTTCCCAGATACCTTCTAATTGTTCCCAGTCGCCGGCCTCATCAGGCGGGTCGACCTTCTTCAGGTTGCAAAACACCGCGGACCACTCGGTGCCATCCGGCGCCTCGATCTTGCACTCAGCCCAGACCGTGACTACTTCGCCGTCACTGGTGTGAGCCTGCACCTTGTGGTTATTGATACTGGCGATGGTCACCACGTCGCCGTGGTAGATGTGGCCGTACTCGTTAGAAAAGTCGGGGACCTGGGTGATGACCAGCGCCAGGTCGCCTACTGTCCAGTTGTTCATCTGTCCCCACTCTGCTCGATCAGCTCTGCGATACCGCCGGAGTAGCGGCGGCGTGTGTCGAGTGCGAAGTCGCCGAAAATACTCGGCGCTGTGTACGGCACAACCGCCTCGCGCAACCCGCAGCTCGAGTCGAGCCCGGTCAGACTGACGTGGATCGGGACTTCAATCGTCTGCGCGCCATTCTCGTCCAGCGAGCAGTGCGCCCAGTCGAGCGCCTCGAGCCTGTGATGGGCCTTCAGGTCCCACAAGAACTCGTCCTGCACCTCGACGAAGCGAATGGTCTCACACTCGAACTCGCGGTACTCCGCCGGATCGAGCTGGGTCGCCGGGCGGTACTGACCACTCCACGTGCCGACGTATTCCACGGTGGCGTCGTACTCGTTGTCACCGAGCGTGATGCTGATTTCGCGTATTGATTCTGTTTTCATTTTGTCACCGCCCGCGCGTGCTTGTATGCGTCAACCTTGGAGCACTCGCGCAGCGTACCGGCAGCTTCAACGATGAACCAACTGGGCGCGGAATTGCGGGGCTTACGGGTGTCCTTCTGTCCGCGTGCGATGACGTCGCCCGGCTGTGCGTCGAGTATTAGCAGGCCCTCTCCGCCCACGTCACCAACCCACTGACCCCAGGCAAAATCGCCTTTGGCGTTGGAAGTAAAATCGACGAGCGCGATCCAGGGTTTGCCGTAGCGCCGGTCATTGTAACTGATTGTGTCTATTTCGATATTCATGCTTATTCTCCAGGTTGTTCAGTGTATACCTATAATACAAGATAATTATTCATGCTTATTCTCCAGGTTGTTCAGTGTATAATTCGTCACCATGTCCCACGCAGCGTCGTTCGTGCGGCGCCACGTCTCTGACTGGAGATCATCTTCTTTTGTATCGGGCGGCAGCGAACATGATTTGTTGTACTGCGGGTTAGCGCAACGTATGAGCCAAGGTGTCGGTGTGTGTGCCATGTTTACTCCAGGTTTTACTACCGCCTTAGCCGGCGCAAGGCCGGCTGTTTGGCGGGATGATAGCGGAGACTACTTCTTGTGCGCGGACAGGCGCAGAGTCTCGATGACCTTGACTTTGGTGTGCGCAGTCACAAGCTGATGCGAGGGCGACAGCTTGGCGGCAACCGCCTTCCAGTCTACCGTGACACGCTCGGAGGAGCTGACGGAAGCGGTGAACCACTCGCCGTCGTACTGGCCGGGGCCGCGCGTCTTAAGCTCGGTCTCGATGAGCTGGGCCTTATCTTGCAGCGCTTTAATCTCAGCGCGGAGCTCGCCGAGCAGGTCGGCGTCGATTGAAAAGAGCGGGATTACTTTTGCTGTTGCGGTCATGTTTATTCTCCAGGTTGGTGTACCCAGGAAGCCCCAATTAAGGGGCTTTGGTTAGGGGTTGAGAGGGCGGCTACCCAGTGAGTTAAATGGTGTATTGGTTGTTAGCCGCGAGTGCTGACAGTGCCGACGTGCAGGATGTCCTTTGCGCCAATCTGCAATTGCAGGTCTTGTGCATAGGTTACTGCGTCCTGGTAGCTGCCCTTGTCGGCGACCGTCTTGCGAATGTACCCGTCAGCAAACAACGGGATGTCCTTGAAACTGGGAGGGGTCGGGAACTGGACTTGAACCATGTGCGATATGCCGTGCATCTTGCCACTGTGCGAAACAGTAGTGACTGCGAGGACTATCACAAAGATGTCAGTGGCCGAGTCCGCTGGCGTCCAGGTCGGGATGCGCTTAAAACGGCTGGAGATGCTCTTAATGGCGGGATGTTGGTACATGGTGTTCTCTCTCTGTAGTAGGGTTAATCAATCGGAAAGGAAACTTCGCGGGCCTTTAGGCCCAATGCTTTCGCCGCTCCTTTGGCGAGTTCCAGCTTCTGGTCATCAGAAAGCTTTTTATATTCCTTTCGCATATCGCCAGGCGTCATTCCGAAATACTCCTTAATGACGCCAACCTGTCCTCTTTTCTGCTCATACTGGTAGACTCGGTTTGCCATATTATCCTTCATTGCGAATTGCGGCTGCTAACTTATGGGTATCGTCCTACTGACGAAGCCCCAATTAAGGGGCTCTGGTTAGGGGCTGAGAGGACGGCTAATCGGGGCAAGTTTCGCAAATCGCCGCAGTAAACAGGTCGCGGTCTTTGGGGGATTGCAGGCACGTTATACAGATACGCCCTTCGTCGATAACGTCTGAACAGTTCTCGCAGATGGGTTCCAGGCAAATTTCGCAGTCCGTCCAAATCCAAGTATCCGCATCTCTAGGGTTGCACTTATCGACCGGCACCAGTTTGACGTTACACTCATCGCACCGCTGTGTGGCGGTGAGTGCGGGCGCGGTAGTATTCGTGCCGGGGATGTTCTTTTGGCGAGTGTTCCAAGGCATAGTGTTTTCTCTTTCCGGTTGTTTCAGTGTATACCCATAGTATATGAAACTTTTTCAGCAAATGCAAGCTCTTTTCCATTAACGTCCAAGGCCGTCCTATTTATATGCTGATTTGCTTTCATCTCCCCAGCAGTATATAAGAGAGGACTATGAAAATACAACGAGCGGCCCGGGAGGCCATCATCAAAGCAGGCGGGCCGGCGGCGCTCGCTATTCATTTATCACCGCCTAGTGCTCTCCAGGTAAATCAATAAGTTAAGGTGTGTTTTCTCGTTGGAACCATCGACTATTCGTACCAGTCGATGTGCCGGGTCTTGATAATGATGTTCTCTATCCTGCGTACTGTCTTGCGTAACCGTGCAACGCGACCGTGATGCTTTACATACAAGCCGCGTGTGTCACGCCGAATGACGCGCTTCAGACAGTTGCCGTGGCTGTCGAGGAGTAACGGTGTGGCGGTTGTCAGCATGTTATGTATCTCGGTTGTTTCAGGGTATACACATAGTATAGGAAACTTTTTCAGCAAATGCAAGCTCCTTAGCTAAAATAAATGAAATTAAATGCTGATTTGCTTTCATCTCCCCAGCAGTATATAAGAGAGGGCTATGAAAATACAACGAGCGGCCTGGGAGGCCATCACTAGAGCAGGCGGGCCAGCGGCGCTCGCTATTCATTTATCACCACCACGCGCGTCAAAGCAGGAGCTCAGGCGCATGGCTAACCGCATCAGCAAGTGGATACGTAACGGCGTACCGCCACGCTGGTGCCCGCGGGTATCTGCGCTGACTGGCGTGCCTAAGCATGCGCTGGCGCCAGACGTATACTCGAGGGGAGATTGAGGTCTTTATCTTTATTCTCCGGGGCAGGCGGCGGTCTGCTCGGTGAGAGGCTATTGGGATGGGAGCATGTAGGTTATGTCGAGTTCAACGAATACTGTCAAAAAGTTATCGCGCAAAGGATCGAAGATGGGTTGCTCGACGATGCGCCAATATTCAGCGATATCCGAGCATTCATCGATCAAGGGTACGCCACAAGCTATAAGGGAATGGTTGATGTTGTCACTGCCGGATTTCCCTGCCAACCATTCTCAGTCGCCGGAAAGCGAGCAGGAGAAGACGACAGCCGCAACCTCTGGCCCGAAACACTTGCCGTACTTCGCGCAGTACGACCGCGATACGCGCTGCTGGAGAACGTCCCAGGTCTCTTGGCTCACCCATACGCTCGACGAATATTCGGGGACCTGGCCGAAAGCGGGTTCGATGCGGACTGGCGCGTGTTATCCGCAGCCGAGTGCGGAGCGCCGCATAAGCGCGACAGGGTCTGGATTTATTGCCACACCAACGGGCGGCGGAGAACGCAGCAAAGCCAGAGCAGGGACCGGGAGCCTGGCATACATGGCGAGAGCGGGACAATTAGATGCGGATGCGGTTATGAGTTTGCCGCTGCCTGCGGACGATACGGATGCCCTAACTGTCTCGGAGAAATGGCCGACTCCGGCAGCGAGGGACTGGAAAGGCGGGCGGTCGCCGGAAGCGCTGGCGGAGATGCGCGAAACGAGCGCGAGAGGAGTGGGGTTGGATACGGCAGTAAAGCAATTGACTGGTGGGCAACTGAACCCCGGCTGGGTCGAGTGGCTGATGGGGTGGCCAATCGGGTGGACAGGCTTAAAGCCACTGGAAACGGACAAGTTCCGGCAGTGGTTAGAGCAGCATGGCAATTATTAACAGAAGGAGATTGATATGATCAATGAAGAACCGAGAAAAGCAGCACGCACACACTACGCCGGCTACGAGTTCAGGTCGATGCTCGAGGCGCGCTGGGCCGTGTTCTTTGACAAGATGGGATTGCATGACTGGGAGCACGAGCCTGAGAATTATGATGCCGACGGGAAGGGTATGTTGTACTGCCCTGACTTCAGGTGCCATACGCCAGGAGGGCGTGAGTATTTCTACGAAGTGAAGCATAAGACAGTGGCGACTGACCCGAAGGTCGACGCCATGCTCGCTACCGGGTCGAATATAACGCTGCTCAATGGCGACCCTATGGCTGTCTTCGTCGGCGAGGCGGCAATGTGCCCGCGGTGCGGCGGGATAGTCCGCGGCGGGCTGCATGCCCCCGCTGACAACGACGAGGTCTGGCTGGCCTGCAAGCAGTGCGATATGGAGACCCAGGAAGGAACAGACCAGCAGGTCCGCAAGGGCAGGCTGGGCGACTACTCTACGCATAAGGGCTATGTTGTCTGCGCGATGGACACGTACCGCTCTATATGTGACAGGATAGATAAAGCCGGCGACATAGCGCGCAAGGCGAAGTTCGACCACAGCTACACGCCTGACCGGGAAGCGCTGGACTAATGCTCCCGCTCGACGCAGCCCTGCTTTATGCACAGGCAGGGCTCGAAGTCCTGCCTCTGCATACGATCCTGCACGGCATATGCTCGTGCGGGGACGATAAGTGTCCGTCGCCAGGTAAACACCCGCTCATCAGCTCTGGCTTTAAGGCCGCATCCACTGACCCTGAGCTGATTACACGCTGGTTTACGACCTGGCCGAAGGCGAACATAGGCTGCCGGCCGCGGGCCCGTGGCCTGGTGCTCGACGTCGACCCGCGTAACGGCGGGATCGAGGCGCTTGAAAACTGGGTCGCGGACCACGGCTCGAGCCCGCCTACCGCTTACGTGGAGACCGGCGGCGGTGGCCAGCATCTGTGGTACTCGTGCGACCCGGTGCGGAACCGCAAGTACATCAACGGCAACCGTTATGCTGGTATCGACATAATAAGCGCCACTGGTTACGTGGTCATGCCGCCCTCGATCCATGCCTCGGGCAGGACATATGAGTGGGAGGCGAGCGACGACCCGCTCGAGGACGGGCTGCTTAACACGGCGGCGCTACCAGAGGCGTGGCGGATTCCAATTGGAAATTGGAATGTCCAATTGGACGATACTGCAGACGCGCGAGTAAGTGTCTTAGACGCGCCTCGGCGCCAGCCTACCAACCTGACGCCCGCTGACCCTGCGGAGCTGACTCGAGTACAGTTGGCGCTCAGGCAGATAGACCCGGACTGCGATTACAGCACATGGCTCCAGGTAGGCCAGGCGCTGCACCAGACATGCTGGGAGGAATCATTCGACGTCTGGCTGAACTGGTCCCAGCTTGGCGAGAAGTTCCCTGGTGCTGGCGCCCTGCAGGCAAAGTGGGCTACATTCGACATTGACGGGGCTGTCGGGCTGGGCAGTCTGTTCCATTTGGCGGGTCCGATCCCCTCGACCAGCCCAGGACAAGCTGCTCCCTCCGGCGCAAGTCCGCAGACCCCGTCACCTCCTCCCTTCGTGCGCGCAGACGAGTTCGCTGCCGAGATGCAGGCGCCCGAGTACATAGTCGACGGCATCATACGCAAACGATACCTATATGCCCTCACGGGCCACAGTAACGCCGGTAAGACTGCGATCGCCGTCGACCAGGCATGCTGTGTGGCTATGGGCATGCCGTGGGCTGGGCTCGATACCGGACCGCCAGGCACTGTGCTCTTCCTGGCCGGCGAGAATGATGAGGACGTCCGCGGGCGTATCCGGGGCTGGTGCGAGCTCAATAAGGTCGACCCGGGTGAGCTGGGCAAATGGCTCTGGGTAATGCCGGTCGCCGGGCCGATCGAGAGCTTCCTGCCCTACATACAGGAATGGGCCCAGGAGCACGGGCCCATCAAGTCGGTCTACGTCGACTCCAAGCTGCCCTATTTTGGCGGCACAGACGAGAATGAGAACGTCGAAGCACTGGGCCAGGCTAAGAGCTTCCGGGCCCTCACAGCGCTCCCTGGCGGGCCTGCTGTGGTTATATTGTGCCATCCGACAAAGGGCGCAGTGTTCGAGGAGAGCCTGCTCCCCCGCGGCGGGTACGCGTTTACAAACGAGCTCGACACCAACCTGACGGCTTATTCTGACGGCGAGCTGACGCGGCTGCATCACCTTAAAATCAGGGGCGCGACCTTCGACCCGCTGCACTTTCAGATGCTACCGACACCCATCTCAGGCATGACCGACAACCACGGGCGGGATATCTTCACCGTCTGCGCCCTGCATATAG